TTTTGCATTCGATCGACAGCGACCTCTATCGCTTCTGCAAGCGAAAGCGTTTGTTGAAATTCTTTGTCAGGAATAAGGTGCAGATCACAGGCATCCTGCACTGCGCGCCCTGCTTCCATCGCAGCGGAGCCTCGACCAACCGTAAAATTTTTTAGAATATCTGCGGCTTTTTCGTGCTCTGCTTCGCGTGTTTCGTCTTTTATTACGTAGCGCGCCCATTTGATTTGAGGTCTGATATGGGTTTTCTCAAAGAGCTTTTTCGCTCGATCACCGGAGCGTGGATTTGAGTGATGAAAGTAATTGTGCCGCGCTGCCCAGCTCGGTGTTTCGTGAAACATATTTTATAAACCCAGAAAAAACTTACTAGGTAATTTGAAGTAACAGACTTTTTATGTCAAGCGGCAGTACACCAAATGTAAAAATATTTACATTGATACTGTGGTGATTCCTCTCAAGTCTGGGCGCACCACTATTGTTATTAGAGGAGTTGCCCACTCAAGTTGAACATTTGGGATATCAATGTCACAGGTGCCCGAAGCAAGATGATACAACCCGTTTGGTTGTGGATACACCTGGGCTGCGACAACGTCTTGAAGCTTGCCGTGCGCCATAGTTGGATCTTTAAGTTTACAGAGGCTTTGTTGTTGAAAGCATACCTTATCGACGAAATTTTGCTCAATTGGAAAGCGTGGATAAAGATTGTACGCACCCTCGAGCCAACTCCAGGCACCACTGTAACTTCGATGAATATTCCAATGTAATGCTACACATTTGTCATTGTAATAAGCCGGAATTACAACGGCTTTTGTAGTGGGCGTCAGGTATTTGTACTGTGTGATTTCTTGACCATTTTCAAGATATACATGTCTTTCCACAATGACAGGCACTTTTGTACTTGGGAAAAGGACCGTTCGAGCACACACGTTTAGATGTTCTCCATACTTTTCCGCATCTCTGACGGTCATGGGAACTTTACCGTGCATGTGACGTGACAGTGTAGTAGGTGTGATGCCATTAAGATCGGCAAATTCTTTTTTGCTATATCCAGACTTTCGGATCAGCGCTTCTAAGTTGTTCATTTGTAGATTTCCATCGCTGTACATTAATAACATTATACATGCCCTGACATTTTGTGTCCGATAAAATAATTATGTAAATGTATGGACAAATTCTGTCAAGAAATTTACATTTATTGTTATGACACTTGATGAATATAGAAAAGAAAAAGGCTGGTCGTATGGCAAGCTTGCCCAAGTTTTGAACGTGGGGCATGGCCGCATGACCAGCCGCTGGTGCAAGCATGAAGTCATACCAACCAAAGAGCACATGCAGCGAATTATGGACCTTACGATGGGGGCCGTGCAACCAAATGACTTCTACATTGATCGTGACTGAGGATGATCTCCAAAGAGACGTCGCTGCGTTTTTAGAATATGCTTTACCTGATGGCTGTGTGTTTCATCACAGCCCCAATGAGGGCAAGCGCCACGTTTCATATGCGACCAGGTTACGAAAGATGGGTACAAAGTATGGCTGGCCCGACCTGGAGCTGTTCTGCCCTGCAAACACCACAGTAAGTGGTCGCAACGAAGCAATATTTATCGAGCTAAAAGTCAAACGAGGCAAGCTCACTGCAAACCAGGAGCTGATGCGAAAACAAATCACCGAGGCTGGTTTTCCCCATGCCGTGTGTAAGAGCATCGAGGATGTTTATTTGTTTCTCAAAGATTTTGTGCCGCTGCGGGTGATCATGTGAGCAAACGAATACTCATACGCTGCAAGCACTGCAACGGGTACGGTGAGCGGGACGAAGTGTGGTTTGTCGCTTATCCAAAAAAATACAGTGGCGGATACGGTCATGTGGAGCCCGTGACATGCGCAGTGTGTAAGGGCACGGGCAAGGTGGTTCTCAATGAAGACTAGCGCGGTGATCGAGCACGTAGAGTTTCAGCTGACCTGGGACCAAAGGGACGGTGCCTGGTTTAGCATTCATGTGCCGGGCGAATCACGGGCATTATTTTCGGGGCCGATAAATCCTGGAATGGCGTGTCAAGTGCTAAATCTCCACCGCAAGGTAAGAGATATAGAACTAAAAATATCAAAGAGCTGTGAGCACTGTGAAGGCGAGGGCTGGATCGAGGTTGAGAAAATGATGCGTGTGTCAGGAGAGTACCAGGCGCTCGAGCCCGTCGGCGAAAAGCAGCGGTGTGAGCACTGCAATCCACTAGGAGTATAGAAATGGAAATCGATAAAAAAATAAACTCAAAGCAGGTAAAAGATATGCTTGGCGGTATTAGTGATGTGACTTTGGCGCGCTACGTTAAGGATCCAAACTATGCCGACCTGAAATTTCCCAAGCCAATCTATATCAACCGACGCCGGTATTGGTCACAGGAAGAGATTAAGCAATGGCTTGCACCGGCTTTGCCAGTCAAAAGAACCAAAAACTGGTGATGATAGGAGCACTTAATGAAATGGACAGATGAACGTGTATCAAGAGCCATTAAGTTATGGATGGATGGTTATAGCGGCAGTGAAATAGCAGAGGCGCTAGGCTGGGTTTCCCGCAGTGCCGTAATTGGAAAGCTTCACAGGATGGGCATAAAGCGAGGTAAGAGGTGCAAATGATCAAAATCCCACATATCAAACTGTTTGAAGATTATTACAGGGAGGAGTTTAAAAAACAGGTGCAGCAAGATTTATTAAAAGATGCAAAGCTTCAAGAGCTGTCGGAAAGCAACTGGCATTGGAAGTCTCGAGCACCAGGTTTTTTTTCTAAGAAAGATGGAAAGGAAAAAAATGAATTTAACTCAAGAAGAAACCCAGATCGTAATTCTGGCTCTGCGTGAGTATCGTGAGCATTGGAACACAAATGAACACCAAGAGCTGTTTAAGGAGATCAATCATTTGATGCGCCGGTTTCAACTCTCGCTCAATCAAAAAGTAATTCGTGAAGAGCGTATCGAAAAAAAAATGAAAGCTGGCGAGAAAGAAGTGCGAATTGATGAAGACGATGAAGTGACACACACGCGCGTTATCGGCACTAAAGAGTGGATACCAGTAAAAAAAATACGACGATTGACGACGATCGAAGACCACTGACGACCGCTGACGACTTGTGGATAAAAAAAGGGTATTGACTGGATTTTTGAGGTGTATTTAAAATCGCGAAGCGTTCTGACATGTATCATATATGCGCTCATATATGCGCTCATTTAGCTGATTGGGCGCGCCACCAAAAAGCGCGCACATATCAGCACAGATATGTACATGTCTGTAATTTTTTTCTTTGAAAGAAATGCCTGTGGATAAACCTGACGTAAGCGAATTGTCAGAAATTTTTTTCAAAGCAGCTGAGACCGAGCGCAAACTGCCAGCGGCATTCCGTAGACAAAAGTTGAGCTCATGGCCAGAATATGTTCAAGAATGGAGCGCATACGGTTATGAAGATTTCAAGGTTTCATTGCCCAAAGCATCACCAGCGGAAATCGATGCATACGAAAGAGCACTGTTTCTTGGAATAGAAATGATGAGCAAAGATGATCGACGGATCGTCTGGGCTGTAGCGCATAGCGCAGCCTTCAGAGATCGTGGGCCTAAATGGCAGAAGCTTGCCAGGATGAAAGGGCTAAGAGATGGAAGACAGATCAAACGCAGATACACTGATGCGCTCATCAGGTGTTGGTACAAAATAAAAGCCCAGGACGATGAGATCCTGGGCAAATACTTTAGCTAGTGCTTCCGTCTTTTATGCTAGTTCGGCAGATAATTTTACAATGACTTCGGCTTTTGTGTCGGCTCGGCAGATTTTGCGGTTCATGCCGTGTGCTGTATCTGTCGCAATCCAATATAAGCCCAACTTAAAAACTTCGATATGTTCATAACCTTTTACAACCCATTCGGCTGTAGAAGAACCAAAGCCGTTTCCGTTCCATTGTGCTGCGGCTTTTTTGGTAAGTGAAATCATTGTCTTTCTCATTGTCGCTACAAGCATCCCCTAAACCACACATGGGTATTCGGACATATTGTGTCAAGGCCCTTAACATAAAAATACATACAATATGTATTATTTAAAACTATTGCTTGCGTATATGCGTGAGGTTAGGTAAAGATATGGTATGCTGGCGGGTTGTCTCGTCCTTGTCGCTACAACAACATCGATTGGGTGGCTCTGCCAGTATATCATGAAACTATCCTCCCCGTTGATTGAGTCCCACTGAACCCCGCTCCTAACAAGCGGGGTTTTTCTTTGGAGTAACTTGCGGGACACTTAGCATTTTGTCCCGCTGTGTCCCGCTGTCCCGTATAGGAGCAACATGCCCAGAGTATCTAAGCAAAAGATGGACGAGATCTGCAATCTCATAATGCAGGGCAACCCGATAAAGGGGATATGTAAGGGCAGTGATATGCCCAGCTACATGACCTTCCTAAGACACGTACAAGAAGACGAAGAAGCACACGGGCTGTATGAACGAGCTCGAGCAATACAATGCGAAGTCATGCACGATGAGATCATTGAGATGGTTACAGCTCCGCTGCCTGACGATAAGCAGCTGGCCAATGCAGAGGTGCAAAGGCGTAGGCTCGAGGCTGATGTGAAGGACAAGTACATTCGACAGATGGCAAGCAAAGGTGTGCGCAACAAAGCAGAGGATAAGCAAGGATCAGGTCAGATCACAATCAGTTGGGCTGGCGGCAATCTGTTTGCTGAGAGTGAGTAGTGGTGTGGTGGTGTCATTGAGCTGGTGCCAGTCGCGCGCGAGAACCACCCCCCCCCCAAGCTGCTTTTATTTTTTGTTGATACCGGTGGTCTTCGGCACTGATTTGGCACCCGAGGTAGCTAAGCTATTGAAATTAAACGATGAGGTCACGGGGATTGACCCCGCACACCGCCTGTAAATCCTGTGCGGCACCCCCCACCACCCCCAAAACCGCGCGCCGTTTCTGTATACGTAAATAACCTGGGACAAGACACTGCCACACACACAGATTGAGATACCATACACACCACGACCTCTGCAGCTGCGCTTACACGAAGCCCTTGGTCAAAAGCGCTGGGGTGTGATCGTATGCCACCGACGCTTTGGCAAGACCGTGATGGCGATCAACCACATCTTAGCCAGATCATTTACGAATAGCAGACCTAATCCCCGTTATGCCTACATTGCGCCCACGTATCGCCAGGCTAAAGCTGTGGCATGGGATTATCTGAAGCAATTTGCTGGTGCTATTCCGATGGTGCGCTTTCATGAGACAGAGCTGCGCTGTGATTTGCCGAATGGTGCTCGGATACAGTTACTGGGTGCGGAGAACCCGGATAGTTTGCGGGGAATATATTTGGATGGTGTTGTGCTTGATGAGATGGCGGACATGCCAGAGAGTTTATTTCCAGAGATCATAAGGCCGGCTCTGAGCGACCGTAAGGGCTGGGCTTGCTTCATTGGTACACCTAGGGGCCACAATGCGTTCTTTGAGCTGTACAGTGCCGCTGAGAGGCAGGAGGATTGGCACACGGCGTTATACAAGGCAAGTGAGACAGCCATACTGGATGATGAGGAGCTTGACGCTGCCAGGGCGATGATGTCGGCAGATCAATTTGCGCAGGAGTATGAGTGCTCTTGGGTTGCGAATGTTCCAGGGGCTGTTTTTGGTAAGGAGCTTCAAGAGTTACAGGATAAGGGGCGCATCAATTCAGTTCCGTATGATCCATCTGTGAAGGTGGATACGTTTTGGGATCTGGGTGTTGGTGACAGTACTGTGATTTGGTTTGTGCAGCAAGTTGGTCGGGCTGTACATGTGATCGATTTCTATGAAAATCGCGGTGAGGGTTTGCCTCATTACATGCGAGTATTGCAGGACCGGCAGTATTTGTACGGGACGCACAATGCGCCTCATGACATTGAGGTGAGGGAGTTAAGCACTGGCAAGACGCGCCGAGAAGTTGCCTGGGATCTTGGCATAAATTTTAGAGTTGTTCCAAAGCTTCCGCTGGAAGATGGAATTCATGCGGCAAAGATGATGTTGCCTCGCTGTTGGTTTGACAAGGATTTGTGCAAGCCGGGTCTGGAAGCGCTTAGGCAGTATCACAGGGCGTATAACGAGCGAATGCGTAGTTTTAGGACTACGCCTGTGCATGATTGGTCCAGTCATGCTGCGGATGCGTTTCGATATTTGGCTGTGGGTTTGAAAGAAAACCGGATGTTTGATGGTAAGCGCCCACCGCCTGTGGCTGACAACAAGTATAATCCTCTAGGAGTAGCAGTATAATGGGATTTTTTAGCAGACGAAGACCAGCACCACCACCGCCAGCGCCGCCTGCGCCAGCTGTTTTACCTCCCGCCACACCTGAGGTGAATAGGCGTGAGGCTGGCACACCGAAAAGGCCTTCTGGGGGAACATCTGCACGGGGTGTAAGCGGCAGTGCGCCCATCCAATATCAGAGCTTAATTGGTGCCATGCGCAATAATATGGGCGGGATGCAGTAATGGCTGATGAAGTCGCCAGGTCGCTTTTATCTAATTTGGCGTCACTGAAGACGCAGCGACAGACCTGGGAAAGCCACTGGCAGGAGGTTGCAGACTTTGTCGTGCCACGAAAAGCGGATGTGACGAAAAGTCGATCCAGTGGCGATAAGAGATCTGAGCTTGTCTTTGACGGTACAGCGATACACGCAGCGGAGCTTTTGAGTGCGTCATTACATGGGATGCTGACATCAGCTGCTACGAGCTGGTTTTCTCTGAGATATAGGGATGAGGAGCTGAACAGCGACGATGAGGCTATGGAGTGGCTCCAGGGCGTCGAAGACGTGATGTACAAGGCGTTTAATCGCTCGAACTTCCAGGAACAAATACATGAGCTGTATCATGACCTAATCACCTTTGGCACCGGTGTGATGTTCATAGATAAAGATGATTCACAGCAACTTAGATTTTCAACAAGGCATATTAAAGAATGCTACTTATCAGAGGATGATAAGGGCAGGGTCGATACAATCTATCGTGAATTTAAAATGCCTCTCAGGGCAGCACAGAAAAGATTTGGCGAAGAAAAATTTACAAGCAAGGTTTTGCAAAAGGCACAGAATAATCCTTATGCGCAGGTTACATTGGTTCATGCCGTGTTTGAAAGGGATGATCGGGATCCAATCAAAATCACGTCAGAGAATAAACCCTTCGCGTCGATCTACATCGAGCCAGAAGAGAAGGTCGTTCTAAGCGAAAGCGGATTTGACGAAAATCCGTATACTTGTCCCAGGTTTCTCAAAAGCAGTTTTGAAATTGGCTATGGCCGGTCACCATCGATGACGGCTTTGGCAGATATAAAAATGCTCAACAAGATGTGTGAGACCACTATTCGGGCCGCACAAAAGCAAGTGGATCCACCCCTGTTGGTTCCAGACGATGGATTCTTATTGCCTGTGCGAACCATACCAGGCGGTTTGAACTACTACAGATCAGGCACCAGGGACAGAATAGAACCCTTGAATATTGGGGCAAACAATCCGCTGGGCCTCAATATGGAAGAACAACGCCGCACAGCTATACGCTCTGCGTTTTATGTCGATCAGCTGATCCTGGGGCAGGGGCCACAGATGACAGCAACCGAGGTGGTCCAACGGACAGAGGAAAAAATGCGTCTGTTGGGGCCGGTGCTTGGGAGGTTACAGGCAGAGCTTTTACAGCCGCTGATAACCAGGGTGTATGCGCTCCTTTCACGGCAAAAGGCTTTCCTCCCAGCACCAGATTTCATGGCAAATCAGGATCTGGAGATTGAATACGTCAGCCCACTGGCAAAAGCGCAGCGTCAGGGCGATATACAGAACGTCACACGGCTACTGGAGCTGATTGGGCCACTGGGGCAAATGGCACCGGAAATCATGGATTACATCGATGCGGATGGCATTGCGAAGCATATGATAAAAATCTTGGGTGTACCGGCCACGGCAGTACGATCAAGCCAGCAAGTCGCTCTTATAAGATCTGAGAAAGCAGAAGCAGCTGCACAAATGGCAGAACAGCAAGAGCTGATGCAAACGGCAGAAGCTGCCGGTAACGCTGCACCAATGCTCAGAGCAATACAGGCACAACAACCACAATGACACCAGAAGATCTGAGAACACTCTACAAGGTGGTGTTGAATAATGACGATGGACTGAAGGTCATCGAGGATATGGAGCACCGGTTTCATGTTCACGGGTCCACCTTCAGTTCTGATTCCAACGAGACAGCTTACCGTGAAGGGCAGCGCACGGTGGTCTTGTTTTTAAAATCAATGCTGCGTGAGCAAAAAGAATTGGAGCAAGTTGTAAATGAGTGAAGAACAGGTAGCGGAGGTCTCGGAAGAGGTAACCCCGTCTGATGCCCAGCAAGACTGGCGCTCACAAATACCGGAAGACATCGCCGGTCACAGATCACTAGAACATATCCAGGACGTTGGCGCACTGGCAAAAAGCTATGTGAATGCGCAGCAAATGATCGGGGCAGATAAGCTGGCGATCCCGGGCAAATACGCCACCGACGAAGACTGGGCAGAGGTTGATAGACGCCTGGGCAGACCAGACACGCCAGAAGGCTATCAGCTGGAGAACAACCTGCCAGAGGGCTTTGAGCCAGATGAAAGCGCGCTGCAAGGATTTCAGCAAACAGCGCATGAGATCGGCCTCAGACCAGGTCAGGCGCAAAAGCTGCTCGATTGGTACAACAACGAAATGGGTCAGTCAGCCTCGATGGAGGAGGGCCAGTACGAGGCCATCCAGGCGCAGACAGAGGCAGACTTTCGTCGAGAGTACGGAGCTGCATATGAAGATAACATTGAAAACGTAAGTGGCTTGATTGCTGAATTCGGCAACAAAGACATGACCGAAATGATGCTGGCAGATGGCACACGCCTGGGTGATAACCCGGACTTCATAAGGATGAACGTTTCTATAGCCAATTTTATTAACGAAAAGATTGGCGAAGATACACTGGAAGGCGTCAAAGCAAGTAATGCTATGGTGCCAAACGATATTAAGGCAGAAATTGCGGCGATTGATGCAAACCCTGCCTATTTTGACAAAAGACACCCTCAGCAACCATACCTCGTTCAAGAGCGTCTGAGGCTGCAAGAAATGCTAAACGACACAACTGGATAAGCTCTACGCCCCTACCGTGTCGTAAGTATACCAGGGATAAGCCTCGCGCCCCCGAAAATTCGAAAACCTTTCGTCCGACCACTGTCGGGTAGCGATCCCCCACACAACGCAACTGTAAAGGAGAGTGACTTATGTCTACTCAAATTACGACTGCGTTTTCACAACAGTTCTCAGCCAATGTGCAGCTGCTTTCGCAGCAACGCGGCTCGATCCTACGGGGTGGAGTGGATGAGGAATCTGTGACCGGCGAAAAGGCTTTCTTCGACCAAGTAGGCCAGGCCGCCGCTGTGAAACGCACGACGCGCCACGGTGACACGCCGATGGTTGAAACACCCCATTCCAGACGAATGGTAACGATGGATCAGTACGAATGGGCTGATTTGATCGATGATGCTGACAAAGTCAAAATGTTGATCGATCCAACATCAACCTATGCCCAGGCAGCTGCCGCTGCGATGGGTCGGGCGATGGACGATGCGATCATCGAGGCTGCAACCGGCACTGCCAAGACAGGCAAGACGGGCGCAACGTCAACATCATTACCGGCTGGCAATCAAATTGCAGCTGGATCCGCAGATATGACAGTTGCAAAACTGATTTCTGCGAAAGAAATCTTGGATAAAAACTCTGTTGATCCAAGTATCCCACGGCACATTGCCGTAAGCCCAGATCAGATCTCAGCTCTGCTAGGATCTACAAATGTCACCAGCTCTGATTTCAACACTGTGAAAGCTCTGGTTCAAGGTGAGGTCAACACATTCATGGGCTTCCAGTTCCATGTATCAAATCGCCTGGCAAAATCTGGCAACAACCGCACCTGCTTTGCTTGGGCTCAGGATGGCATCAAGCTGGCAATTGGCAAAGACGTAACAAGTCGCATCGATGAACGCGCCGACAAATCTTACTCCACACAGGTCTATTACTGTGCCGCTTTTGGCGCGACCCGCATGGAAGAAGAAAAAGTCGTGTCCATTCTTTGCGATGAATCAGCATAGGAGGGCTTGAGATATGGCAACTGTATATAGCACACAGCGTACAACGCTTACTCAGGACGATCCTTCTGATTTCGTCAAAGCCAATGAGCTGGGCGGTGAAGTTCGTGTAGCCCACGGCACATATGAAGCATCAAGCCTGGCATCCGGTGATGTCATTGAGATGTTCGCATTGCCTGACGGTGCGCGGATCCTTCAAGGCCAGCTGGCGCATGACGCGCTCGGTTCGTCCACAACTTTGTCGGTAGGCTTTGCTGCGCACAAAACGGCAGCTGGAGCTGATGTCTCAGCCTCAGCGGCTGCGTACAAAGCTGCGGCTGCTTCAACATCAGCTCAGATTGTGGACATTGCGGCCACACTCGCTTTGCTGAACGGCGAAGAGGTTGATGCTGACGAAGACGGCAAGGTCGTTACAGTCACAATGGGCGGTGCCGCTGGCACCGGATCTATCGCTGTAACCATGTTGTACGTCCAAAACTAAACCCCTGGGGGTGGTTTATTTGAAAAAAAATATTTGAATAAACCACCCTAACTGGAGTGCAAGATGAGCGAAGTCACCATTGCAAACGCAGCCCTGCATCAGATCGGCGCAACGCAGATCCTGGCCTTCAACGAAGACAGCAAAGCTGCGCGGATAATCAATGATCGATACTCTAAGATCAGAGACAGCGTGTTTCGAGCGCATCCCTGGAATTGTCTAATACAGCGGGTCAGCCTGTCGCCTGACACTTCTACACCGGCATTTGAGTTCGCCAAGCAATTTACGTTGCCCACAGACCCATTTTGTCTGCGCGTTTTGGGTCTGGATAACCCAGACATTATTTACAAAATCGAAGGGCGTAAGCTTCTCTGCAATGAGAGCGAAGTCAAAATGATCTATACCGGACGCATCACAGATACGAGCGTCTATGATATTCTTTTGACAGAAACGATATCCGCAGCCCTGGCAAGCGATATTGCCTATCCATTGGTTGGCTCAAGCAGCCTGGCGCGCGAACTATACGCAAAATACGAAATGAAGCTGAGCGAGGCCAGGTTTATCGATGCGACAGAAGACAATTTAATAAACACCAACAGCATCAGCGAAAGCCAAACGCTGCGCGCTGAAACATTTATAAGTTCTAGGTTCTAATGCCCAAAGTCAGTCCCGCATTCACAAGCTTTTCTGCCGGTGAGTTTAGCCCGAAAATGGATGGCCGTACTGATTTACAGAAATACACACAGGCGTGTAAAAAGCTTGAAAACATGTTTGTGCATCCGCAAGGCTCTGCAAGACGGCGTCCAGGTACAAAATTTGTGCAGGAGGTTAAAAACAGTGCACATAATGCACGGCTTATACCGTTTGAATTTAACACCGAGCAATCTTACATCTTGGAGTTTGGCGATCAGTACTTTCGGGTGCATAAGGACGGTGGCACTGTTGTGTCCAGCGGATCACCGATTGAGTTTACAACGCCATATCTGCACACTGAGCTGAGCGATTTGAGCTTTACGCAAAGCGGAAACACACTCTTCATAGCCCACCAAAACCACCACCCGAAAAAAATATTCAGATCAAGTCATACGGCCTGGACAATTGCCGATGTGGATTTTCAGCGTGGTCCGATGCTGGATCCCAACGATACGACCAAAACGCTTACGGCCAGTGCAAGAACGGGATCAGTGACGATCACCGCAGGAAACGTTGGCAGCACACTGACATTCTTTGCAAATGATGTAGGGCGTCTCGTAAAACTGCATCACGGGTTTGCAAAGATCACAGGCTTTACTAACAATAACGTCGTGACAGCAACGGTCCAGGAAAACGAGCGTGGGGTAGCAGAGCTTTCGCCCATCATCACGGCAGACACCATAAGTTTTCATGAGGGCGATCCAAACAACACCGGCAATGAGCACAATGACCGGATTGAGGATAGCGCCGGGGGTTTTCTAAACGCTGGGTTTGAAGCTGGCATGTCTGTGTCTGTCACAGGCACAACAAACAACAATGTGTCCAACGTCATCATCGCCGAGGTTACATCAACGCGAATGCTTCTCGCACCTGGTGCAGATCTGGCAGACGAAGCAGCTGATACCGGCCACACAATTACGGGCGATCTACTGCCTGACAATAACTTCCGCGAGGGCGCGTTCAAAGACGGTTTTACTACCGTATCGACACCCAAAACATATCCTGCGGTGGTTGCGCTGCATGAGCAAAGGCTGGTGTTTGCAAACACGCTCGAGCAACCGCGTACCCTGTTCTTTAGCAAAAGCAGTGAGTTTGAGGACTTTACGCCTGGGACAGCTGACGCATCGAGCATGACCTTTGAATTGGCATCTGCGGCTGCGAATGAAATACGCTATCTTCAACCTGGTCGATTTCTCCAGGTTGGAACAAGTGGCGGCGAGTTTGTTGTCACAAGCGCAACCGAAGGACCGTTGACGCCGACAACGACACAAATTGTCAAGCAAGGCACGGTCGGAACAGCAAAGATCCCGCCGATTGGGATTGGCAATGTCACACTCTTTGTTCAGCGCGCCAAACGAAAGATTCGGGAGTTTGTCTTTGATCTTCAGAGCGACAGCTACCAGGCACCAGAATTGACACTTTTGGCTGAGCACATCACCGAGGGTGGGATTAAAGAAATGGCCTACCAGCAAGAGCCAGAGGACATTGTCTGGGTTTGTCTGGACAATGGCAAACTGGTTGGACTGACCTATCGACGAGAAGAAAACGTTGTTGCCTGGCATAGCCATTCTATAGGTGGCACAAGTTCAAACGGATCATATGGATCTGTGCATTCTTTGGCATGTATCCCAGGCGATTTAGACCAAGACGATGTGTACATGGTTGTCGAGCGCACGATAAATTCTGCAACAAAAAAATATGTGGAAATACTTGCGGATTATGACTTTGGCACGAGCACTGAGGATGCCTTCTTCGTAGACAGTGGCCTGACATACTCAGGATCGAGTGCAAATACGATATCAGGGCTGACGCACCTAGAAGGTCAAACCGTAGCCGTCCTGGCCAACGGTGCGGCTCATGCGAATAAAACAGTCAGTTCTGGCGCAATCTCTTTGGATGTAAACGTCACCAAAGCACATGTCGGTCTACCGTTCACATCAACGCTGCAAACCATGCGCCTGGATGCCGGTAGCGCGCAAGGCACCAGCCAGGGCAAGATCAAGCGGATCCACGATATCACGGTAAGGTTTTTCCGCACGGTGGGCTGTGATGTTGGCACGTCCGAGACTGAGCTTGACAGTATACCGTTTCGCGCAGCCGGTGCATCGATGAGCGCAGCAATACCGCTCTTCGATGGTGATAAAGAAATAGAGTTTCGAGGCGGGTTTGAACAGGACGCGCACATCGTAGTGCAGCAAACGCAACCACTTCCCATGACAATCATTGGTCTGTTCCCCAGGCTGATCACGTTTGATGAATGAGAGTAATAGATTACCGGCAAGAGCACTTGGCCGACCTGATGGATGGGGAGCTGAGCAACGGCACACACGGTCATGTTTTTGTCAAAACATATGCAGAAAGCTTGGAACTGCCAGGCTGGAGCTTCACAATATTGGATCATGGCCACCTCATAGCCTGTGTCGGCATAAGCGAAATGTGGGAGGGTGTGGGCGAGGCTTGGTTTGTTGGATCGGCCAGGCTGCACCAAAAGTCGCGTGAGTTCGTCAGACTGACACGCAGCGGTATTTTTGAGGACACAGTGAAGAAACACAAACTCTGGCGCGTCCAGGCGGCATGTCGGGCAGACTGGGCAGAAGCGCTGCGCTTTGCAAAATTTATGGGCTTTGAGGAAGAGGGACTAATGAAGAAATACGGACACGATGGCGAAGATTTTATAAGGTTGGCAAAAATCTATGGGTCTTAACGTATTAATGATGGCCAGTGCGGTTGGCTCGGCGGTTTCAGCAATCGGCGCGATCCAGGCGGGTAAGGATGCAAAAGCTGCGCATGATTATAATGCACAAATTGCAGACCGAAACGCAGAGGCCGAGCGTATCAATGCGGAACGTGTAGAATTTCTTGAAACGGCGCGCATAGAAGACTTTCGCGAACAGTATGAGGATTTTGCTGACGCACAAGGCATGGCCTTCGCCAGAAATGGTTTTACTGCAAGCACCGGTACGCCGCTGGCGCTTCAGCTTGCATCAAGAATGGAAGCGGAGAAAGAAATTGCAAACAACATTTACAATATAAAACTTGGCAAACAGGCGCGAGAGCAAGCAGCATTAAATCAAGAATTAGAGGGAAGATTGCAACGCATGTACGGGCAGCGCGCCCAATCAGCTGGTTTCATGCAAGCTGGTCGATCATTGCTCTCAGGGGCATCCAACATGTTTAGAATACAGCAAGGTTATTGATGAAAGTTCCGGTTTATAGATCACAAACGCTGAGAGGAACGCCGCAGCGCGCAGCGCAGCTTTCAGTTCGTGCCAGCCCGGGCGCGCTGAGCCAGGATAGCAGAGCGCTGGCAAGTTTTGGTGATGAGCTGGCAAGACAATCTTCTAGCCTCTATGAAAGTGTGCTTAAAGAACAACGTCAGACTGCACTCAATCAGGCCGAGAGCGAATTAGATCTACAGATTGCGGCATTAAAAAATCAAACGCTTAGCGAAAGTCCCAGCCTAGTTACAAGCAAAGGCCCAAAAGGTTTTCGGGCGCGCGCTGCGGAAAGATTACAACGCATTGCAAACAACATTGATGACAGTGTCGTTGTAAGAAAATTAAATAGCCGAGCTAAAATAACCCTGGCAAATGCTGAAATCACAGTTAACAATAACGCGCGTCTGCGCGCTATCGAGGCAAGCAAGGCAGCTGAATTTGCCAGGATAAAAAAAGAGGAACTTGTCCTAGCGCGCCCCGCAAGTACAGATATATCTGATCCAGAGAAAGCAGCTGCCAGATTGTATCTATACGGAACAAACGGAGAGGGTAAAAAGGTGCAGCCCTCTATTTTTGAAAATATGGCTGCGCGTGGGCTAATTAAACCGTCTGCCGTGCTTCAACTGACACAGGAATCACAAGAGCGCGAAGCGATTGCTATTGTCAGAACAAACCTGGTGCTTGCTAAAAGTTCGGGTGACAGTAGCGCACTTATTGGTATGGTAAATGATTTACTGCAAGGCGTTGGTGACTATAAAAACATCGACCCTCAAAAGGCTGTTACGCTGGCAAATCAAGTCCTAAGTGTCCAGGCAAGCCTTGAATCCCAAGCCGAAACAAAATCAAGGTCTGAAGCTGCACAAGCAAAGGCCGCTTTAGTTGCAGAAAGACAAGAAAACGAAGCTAAAATTGCTGCCCAAATAATGGAGTGGAAGCTTGGCAAAACAGGGTCCAATGCTGATCCTGATATCAAAATCCCAAACTATGAAAACATAGTACAGTTGGGAAGAGAAAATAAAGTATCCGCAAGCTTTGTGCTCACCGCTCAATCACAGCTTCTTGATGGCCAAAAAATAAAAGAAAATCCTGAGGTAATTGTTGAATTTATAGACCAGATAGAGCGCCAAACATCGACAGATCCAAGTGATTATAATGAGCTTAGAACTGAAATTATGGACTCCTTTAAAAATGAAGAAATTGATGCTGGCACCTTTGCACAGCTCTATAACCGCATCGATCAGCAAATATCTTCAACAACTTCTAGCACACTTTCAGCAAGAAACGCAGAGGAAACATTCTACAGCAAAAGAGTGCGTGAGCTTTTTGGGTTTACTGAGGCCGGTGTTAAAATTCCAGGATTTGTTTTTGACGATGAAGCAGCACAATCCAGAAGATCAACGGATGCGCTTGTCAGATTTAGGCAGCTGGTCGATCAATTTCCTGATACGCCCGTTCTTAATTTATTTGAAAGAATAGAAAAAGAAAACATTGAGGCAGATGAAAGAGCGCTGCCATTTATGGCGTTTGGCCCAGAGTTTATGGACACCTATTTTCCCATGCTCAGTGGCGCGGGGATGGGATCAGAGCTTTTCAAAGAAGCCATGAGTCCCCCGACTATGGATGCCGCAGCAAACGCAATTTCAAAACTGGAAAACGGACGTGAGCGAGTAAGAAATATGGAAATCTTGGAGCGTCTAAGAAAACACTTGGCGGCAATGCAAAACAAGCCACGCGTTGGTGATACAAAGGTTATGAAAGAGTGATGGATGTATTTGAAAGCTTTACAGACAGTCGTCGTAAGTTCTTAGACGAAAGCAATGCATACGGTGATTACATCAAACGTAAATACACTGTGCCGATTGATATTGGCTATGTCATTGGCAACGATATTCCAGATCAATCTTTAGCCAAATCGAATGAAGCTTTTGAAAACGACGATGAGCTGACAGAAGACGAGCTGATCGACACCACTGACGACATGGGCAAGGTTTGGACATCTTCAAGCAAGCACTTGTACAACTTGTTTGCCAAACCAGGCAGTGGTGGCCGCAACACGCGTTTTAACGAAAAACAAAAGTTACCAAAAACTGACGAAGAGTACGCGCGCTGGGGCGTCGAGTTTATGGGGTCATTTAATTACAATATGGCCAAGATGGCCGGTGATTACTTGGCGCTGCGCAACATGGACGAAGAAACGGCAACACGATTTTATCTGATGATGGAGATGTATGATCGTTTGCCTAACTTTACATGGAACGGCACCAAGCGCATGTTCAAAGGTATAACTACAGATCCGACAACATATGTCGGCCTAGGCTCGCTTGGCCTTGGCTTTATTGGCCGTGCCGGTACAAAGCAGATTACAAAAAACCGTTTGATGGGTGTTCTCAAAAACAAAGCAGCTCCCTATGTGATCGGCGCTGTGGAAGGCGGCGTGTATACCGGCCTCGATGAAGCGATACGCCAGGGCGTTACTATAGAAGCGGGGCTTCAAGATAATCTTGATGCAAGCCAAATTGCGGCACAAGCTGGAGTGGGCATGGCCGCTGGCGCTGCTATTCCTGGCCTTGTTGATGTAGCTCCAAAAATCGGTAGTACACTGCGTGATCGAATGATGCAGGAAGGCGAGATGCCTACTGTCGGAGCATTAGGCGGCAACATTGGCGATGAAATTGAAAAAGCTAAAAAACTTTTTGATCAAGCTAAAATTCGGCGCGAAGCCACCACGGGCAGATACGTAGGTGGACCGGCTGGTTTAGATACTCCACAAAAATTAGCAGCTCTTCGCAAGAAGGTAGAGGGGCTGACCCTAGAAGGTGCGCCAGGGCGCTTTTGGTACGAGCGATCCGGTAAGGCAATTCTTAACGCCGTAGGCGGTGACAAAGTCGAAGCTGAAAAAATAGCGCAAGCCATCGCCATAACATCATCTGGCACACCTGTAAGCAGCAATTTTGATTACGCTTTGCAAGCGTACCTACAACACAAGGCTGGACAGCCAATAACGACAGGCCGATTTCCAGTGGCCATGAGTAAAAGATTGACAGATATGTTTGATGGCACTCCCTGGGAAGGTCGTAAGACAAACAGTTTCTATGTAAATTTGATGAGAGAGATTGACCCAACCCGTGAGCAACCGGTAACAGTTGATCTTTGGATGCTGCGCGCCTTTGGCTATGGCACAGATAACCCAACCGATCAGCAATACACTTTCATAGAAAACGAAGTAAACAAAATAGCTGATCAGCTGGGCTGGGAGCCACAACAAGTACAAGCTGCAATCTGGGTCAAGGCCAAGGCTGACGATGAGGGAATTTCAGTCGATAAAGCTAAGTTTGATTACGCTGACGCATTAGAAAAAAATAAAATGCAAATAAGTTGGGAAAGCATCCCAGGTCGTACAAGTGGCCACATGCTTGAAATGTTTGATGCGCCCTATGAAGTGCAGCAACAATATCATGTCGATATATCAAAAGCATTTCTAGATGATAACGGGAACGATATTGTCGCCCAGCGCTTGGGTATTCCTACGCCTGGTGACTTCGAGGCACCTGGATATTTTGAGGGTAAGGTCAGCCCTGGAACGCAAACTGAATTGGCCGTGCCTAGACAATTTAAAGGGCCAAAATATGGTGCAGTTGAGCCAGCTGCGTTACAGCTGGTAAACGCTTATGCAGCGGTACGTGGTATTTTAATGAAACAAGATGGAGTTGGATTTCACAGACCATTTTTTAATTCAACTAAACAAAACGCAAATGGCGTTTTAATTGAAATAGGAAGACAATTTTCTGAAAAAGAAACAGAAAGGTTAGGTGAAATATTAGCGGAATTAAGTGGTCATACGGACTATAATCCAATAGCAGCACCTGGCGGCGTTAGAGTGATAAATTTTGCTTTTGCTCGATTAAATCCTGACGGATCAAAAGCAATGGAAGATACATGGTTTTCAGATGATATGCTTAGGACTAATAAAGAGTTTCATAAATTAGTTGATGAAGCGGTTGAAAAACTAGAGCTTGATGATAATGTAGGTGTGGAAATTGGTACGTTTAATGCTCAAGAAGGCTATGCGAGCAACGATTGGAGCGTAAGCAAAAATGGCGAAGATTATATCCAGGCGGCATCTGCCGGAGGATCACCCGATATTCAACGGAAAGTTCGTGATATCATCACAGAGCTCGCCCCAAGGATCGATGCAATCGACACCGACTACCAAATCAACCACGGATTCACAGGAAACCCCGAAATCAACTCAGAGTTTAGAAAACAAATAAACTCGGAACAGGTTACACAAGAAGTAGCCAAAGACACCAAAACAGAGTAAAAGGTGATAAGATGGCGGCGATATGCCGACCGTCTAAAAAATTATGTCCATAGATCCTACATTACCAGATAGGCTTGCAGCAAAGGCTCAAGCCACTGGCGGTCTGTTAGAACCACTTGAAGGTAACGATGTTCTAAAACAACAGCTTCAAGCAGATCTTCCAGAACGTCAAGAAATCAACCCAGAAGGGGAGGAGGTCGCCGGTGTTGCTGGCGACCTTATTAGAAAAGGCGCAAGAAACATATTAGGGGCCACTGGTAAAAACGCAGATGTGTTTAACCAGGCACTTAAAAAACTCGAAAAAATGGAAGCAGATGCTGCCCTAGAAGAGGCGGCAAGTAAAGCCGAGGAAGCAGCTGATCCAGAGGCGTTTCAGCGTAAAGGTTTACTTGAAACGATAAAAGCAGCTGATGCTGCGCAGAGCAACATGCCCAGTGAGCTGAGCGCTGCCATTGATGAAGCGCGTCAGAAACTTGATGTGCAAGAAGCAGACGGACCACTGCCTTCATTACTCACAGATCCAAATGATGATCCTTTAGAACGCGCGGCACTTGGTCTTGGCGAAGAGTTACAAAAATCAAATGAGGCAGGATACAAAGCCAGCGCCGTTGGCAATACATTTAACATCGATGACAAAGATGCAGCTGATGTTCTAAGTGACATTAAAAAACAAACTGTCGTAGGTGAAGACGGCATGTTAACGGACTTTCGTGCGCGCAGTGAAAAGGGTGAAGAAAGGATACCAGACGAAGGTCAAGTCTATTCAACAATTGAGGCTATAAGCAAACAATACAACCGGCAAATATCTGGAGCTAAACGCGATGTCATTACACAGGAAGCAACGCGAGAGCTTGCCGACCTGGTGGGATTGACGCCTAACCGACTTGTAAACGCCATTACAAATAGAAATACCGGCGGCGTGATAAATGTTGAAGGTATGGGCCTGGCCGAAAGTATGTTGGCCGCAAGAGATCTTTTTGTCATTGAATTAAAGAAGCTTGATAAACTTGCCGACATAGCAGAAACAGGTGCTGATGTAGATGCAGCCGCATTTCGTGAACAACTAGAATTTGTGGCCCAGCTCCAGGCGAACATCAAAGGATCACAGACAGAGATTGCGCGCGCTCTAGGAGCGTTTCGTATACCGGCTAGAGGTGAGGCAGCTGATACGTCCCGTATGCGTACTCAGGATCTGTCTGCGATAGTTGATAGCTTCGGCGGTAACGGTGACATCAGGGAGTTGGCAAAGGCCTATAATTCTCAAGCAACACTGCCACACCAGAAAATGGCGTTTGCAAGACAGGCATCAAAATTTGGTCGTTTCTCTGACGCTATGTATGAAGCTTGGATAAACATACTTCTTAGCAATCCAGTAACGCACTTTAAAAACTTTGTCGGCGCTGGGATCACCACCTTTGCAAATATACCTGAGACCTACGTAGCTGCTTCAATAGGCGCGGTACGCCGCGCACGTGGCAGAGAGGGCGGCGTAGAGTTTTCTCAAGCCAACGCTCAAATGTTTGGCGTTGTAATGGGAATGATTGATGCATTTAGTGGAGCGGGTAGAGCATTTCGTACCGGCGAAAAGCCAATACCAGGAACAAAGCTTGAGACTTTGCAAGGGCAGCGGCCAATCAATGCATTTTCATCAGCGGGGATGGCCAGAGATACAAAAACGACGAGCGCTATAGCCACCGCTGTTGACGTGCTTGGCCACGTTATGACACTCGGTAGAATACCTACTAGGATGCTAGACGCTGAAGATACATTTTTTAAAGTCATTGCGCATAGGATGTCGTTGTATGAGGGTGCGCTGAGTAGTGGGCGCGGGTTAGGACTCGAAGGCGAAGCGCTTGTTGATCATGTGGCAGATTTTCTATTCAATCCACCTGATACAGCTGTGGCTAATGCGGATGCGTTTGCCAAATATGTGACGCTCCAAAGTGACCTTGATCCAATTGGTAAACTTTTCTCAGATACACGCAAAGTGCCTGTGCTTAGATACTTTGTTCCGTTCCTTAAAACGCCATACAATTCATTCAAATATGTTTTTCGGGATAGAACTCCGCTTGGATTAATTAGTCCAGAAATACGATCACAAATTTCGCGTGGGTCAAAACCTGGTGCTACAGCAATAGACAAGCAAGTATCCGATATGGCCATAGCGCGCATGTCCATAGGATCTTTGGCCGCTGTAACGTTTGGATATTTGACGATGCAAGGACACATGACTGGAGCGGGTCCATCTGATCGAGGGCTTCAAACGGCGCTCCGCGCACAAGGCTGGCGTCCATACTCTATTCGTATACCTGGTACAAAATCAAAAGAGCTACCGCTAGGGCAGCATGTAAGCTATACCGCATTTGAACCTTTTACGACTGTGTTCATGTTGGGAGCTGATGCATCAGAGTTGATGATGGATGGTTCGCTCTTAGAAAGAGATCTTGATGAAATCGCCGGTCACGTTGCGGCAATGTTATCAAATCAACTTACCGATAAAACCTTTATGTCTGGTTTCGCAGACCTGATAAGTACTATCCAAGATCCGCAACGTTACGCTGGGAGCACACTTCAAAACTTTGTGGGTACTGCAACACCCCGTGTTGTCGCCCAATTGAAAAAAACAGGTGTGCCTGGTCTTGTTGAGGCAGATCCTTTTGTTCGGCAAACAAAAACATACCTGGATCAAATTAGAAAAAATGTGCCCGGGTGGTCAGACACGTTACCGCCTCGGCGTAATTATTTTGGCCAGGCTGTCATGCTCGATGGTGCGGTAGGTCCAGATATTATCAGTCCTTTGTACAGTTCTGTGGCAGCTGCACCAGATGAAAGATTGATAGAAAAAGGTGCAACTGGTCCGAAGTATAATGAACGAGCATTAAAAGCCATGCAGGTTTTTAGTGACGTTGAGTACTCCCCGTTTCTTCCAAACGATATGCTGGAAAACGATCAGTTTGAGGGAACGCACGAAGGTATTGAGATGTCTTTAGAGCAATATGATGAGTTTTTACAAATACACGGTATTACGGCGTTGGATTTAATTGAACAAGCACAACAAGAAATCAAAAATACAAATTTGCTTTTACTTGCTAAAGCGGGGGATCCTGCGGCTTTAGACAGAATTCACAGAATGTTTAACAGACAGTTTAGATCTGCAAGAACTATTGCCAAACAAAGAATGTATAAGCATCCAAAATTTGGTGCTGAGTTAAGTCTTCGTAAGGCAGAATATGATGAAAGAATAAAAGAAAGATATGAAGGCATGATGCAATGACCATATCATCCACCACAACGAAAAATCAGTATACTGCAAATGGTAGCACAACGGTTTTCGCTTATGCTTTTAAGATCTTTGCAGACGCCGATATCAAGGTCATCGTCACAACTGCAGCTGGTGTGGAGAGCGTGAAGTCACTTAGCTCTGATTACACGGTTTCTGGGGCAGGGTCATCGAGCGGTGGTAATGTTACATTTGGCACAGCTCCTGCAAACGGCGAGACTGTTACGCTCCTGCGCAACGTGGCGATCACACAGAGCGTCGATTACGTGGCCAATGATGCTTTCCCCGCCGAGGCTCATGAAGGCGCTCTAGACCGGCTTACAGCCATTGCGCAGCAACAAGATGCGATCATAGATAGAAGCATTCGAGTTCCAGAAAGCGATGGATCTGCTACACTGGTCTTGCCTAATAAAGCGACCAGGGCCGGTGGTTTTTTAAGCTTTGATTCAACCGGCAACGTGGCCATCAATAGTGTGGCAAATTTAAATTTTCTTAATTTAGAAAGCTTAACCATTGATAATCTCAAGCTGGATGGCAACACATTTAGCTCAACGTCTGGTAACATTACTGTAGACAGCGCAGGGGATATTAATCTTGATAATGCAGCACTTAGTTCAGTAAATTTTTTAAATGCTGGAACCGCTTTTGCTGAACTAATTGGAACCTCTGCCACGTCCGAGCTGCGGCTTTATGGGGATGCAATCGGCACTCTTATAACTTTGACCGCTGAACACGTGACAAACTCATCAACGATAGCGCGCTTAAAAACAGACAATGCGCCACTTTATCTGGATACAGATGTCTCTGGGACAATTTATTTACAGACCACAATCTCAAGCGCTAATGATTTAATTAAGCTGGATACATCTACAGCCGACACATTGAAAATAAGTACCTCAACAAGCAGCGGTGCAGCTGGTGATGAGGTCTTCATTTTAAGCAATACTGGTCTGGTTATTGACGGTACTGTTACTGCTACAGCTTTCTCTGGTAGCGCCTCTCAAATATCTGTAACTGATCCTGATCCCGATACTGACGCTAATCATTATATTTTAGGCGTTTCATCGACCGGCACTGGAAACAAATCTGTTGTATTGGACGGTGGTGTTTATTTTAACCCATCTTTAAATAGGCTTTATTCTCACAGTATTTTTATTTCTGGGTCACCTACTAGCAACGGTTTTGTTGGGTTTGAAGGCGCTACTGAAAATAGCTTTGAAACTTTTTTGTTTGCTGAAGACCCAACTGCGGATCGAGCAATTTACTTACCTAATGCTTCTGGCACGTTAGCCCTTAACACGGTTGCAACAACATCTTCTAATGGCCTGATGTCATCGTCTGATAAATCAAAGCTTGATGGGATTGAATCAAGCGCAGATGTTACTGACTCGACTAATGTGGCGGCAGCTGGCGCATTGATGACGACCGGCGGTACTCTCACAGGTTCCTTATCTGGTACCAGCGCTACTTTTAGCGGCGATATTAGCGCGGCGAATGCAACATTGAGTGCCGATTTAAGTGCAGTAAACACAACGCTTACAGGTTACTTACGCGGACCTGCAAGCTTTACAATCGACCCTGCTACTCACGGCGACAACACAGGGACAGTTGTAATTGCTGGCAATCTTCAAGTCGATGGAACAACAACGACTATTAATTCTACAACTGTTGATGTCGATGATCTGAATATTACTGTTGCCAAAGGTGCAGCAAATGCAGCGGCTGCTAACGGTGCTGGACTGACAATTGACGGTGCGAACATTACGTTTTCATACGATAGCACAGATGATCGAATGGAATTGAACAAAGATTTATTTGTTTATGGAAATTCTGTTAATGGTGAAAACGCTTTTGTGCATATTTCTATGGGGTCAAGTGGTGGAGATGATATTCATCTGCAGGGTGTAAATCCCAATTTAAATCACCGAGATACTGAAATTCAAAGCGATGGTGTGCCAGCTTACATCGGGGGAACCAAATATATTAGCCGCACCTCAAATTCTGCTTACCATACATTTGCAAATATCAGGCCGTATGTAATTGAGGGCTTGGACAGTGACAGTACAGGTCGAAAGGGTGCTTTGCATTTTGGCGTGTCTGATAGAACATTAGCTGCATCCACCAACATAATTTTAAAAGTTGAGCCTACTGGTATTGATGTCACTGGAACTGTAACTGCTTCTGGAACTGTGACAGCTTCTAGCGGTTTTGTTGGTAATGCATCTTCGGCAACTCAGGTTTATGTCACTGACCCTAATCCTGACACAGACGCAAATCATTATATTCTTGGTGTTGCATCAACTGGAACCGGTAATAAAGATGTTGTCCTTGATGGTGGTGTTTATTTTAATCCATCTCTCAACAGACTTTATTCAAATAGTCTTTTTATTTCTGGTGCTCCAACAGGAAGTGGTTTTGTAGGCTTCGAGGGTGCGACTGCTAACAGTTTTGAAACATTCCTTTTTGCAACCGATCCAACTGCCGACAGAGCAATTTATCTCCCCGATCTGGGTGGTACGCTCACGGTCACAGGTGCAGCGCAGAATGTAGACTTTGGCACTGTAACGGCTGATGGGCTGACTGTATCTGGTGATGCAGTTTTTAGCCCAGACAATGATGGTGTTAGGATAACTGGTACAAACTATGCAACGCTACGTTTAGAAGAAAATGACACTACAGACTTAAATACTTCTATGTTTAATAGCGTTGGTGACTTTGTAATCACCACTTCTAGTGATGACCGTTCTACTACTACTGACAGAATTAGATTAGACCATTCGACAGGCGACGTCCGTTTTTATGGAAATGTTGGAGTTGGAATGGACGCTGATAGTGCAGTCAAGCTATCAGTCAATGGTTCAGTCGGCCCAACCAACGGTTCTGCAGGTTCTCCAACACACACGTTCTATTCTGATCCTGACACAGGTATGTTTAGAACAGCCACAAATATTTTAGGGTTTTCTGCTGGTGGTACTGAATATGTACAAATAGGCAGCTTCGGTGTTGCTGCTGATACTTTCAAAAATAAAACATCTGGTGGTGGTCTTACGCTTGATGCGGCTGATGATATTGTTCTTGATGCTCTTGGTGGTGATATAACCTTAAAAGTTGATGGCACTGCGTTTGGAAGATTTTCTAAATCTTCAGATAACTTCATAATTGAAACGCAAATTCAAGATGGAGATTTGCAGATCAGAGGTAATGATGGGGGTGTTCCCGTTGTTGCTCTGTCCTTTGACATGGCTAATGCTGGTGCTGCTACGTTTAACGCAGGTGCTACTTTTGGCGGCAACATCATAACAAATGCTGGGGAAGTCCAAGTAAGTCCAGCATCTGGCACTGCAAAACTGCGACTCACTTCTCAAGGATCAGGTTCTGAAGTTTTTAGTGTTTGTGGGCAGATACCTGGAGTAAGTAACACTGGTTTTGCTATCCGCAATGAAACTGATAGCAGAAACGATTTAGTCATTGATGGTAGTGGCAACGTGGGGATAGGAGTTACACCAGAGACTACATCTAATGGAAAAAGCCTTTCAATAAATCGTACAGTAATTAACGACGATGACGCTGGTTCTTTTCACATCTCTCAAAATGCCTATTACAATAGTGCTTGGAAATACGTGGAAAACGGCACTGCTGAGAAAATTACTTTTGCATCTGGAGTGACGACATTTGATAGGGCAGCAAGCAACAGTGGCGGGGCAGACGCATCATTATCGTGGCTTGAGAGTATGCGCATCCACAGCAGCGGCAACGTGGGGATTGGTGACAGCGATCCACCGTCAAATGTTAAATTAGCTATTCAGGCAGATGGAATAGGAATCAGGCTGGACGGAACAGCTAACACTACCAGATCTTTATTCTTTAGAAATACAACTACTACTAATCCAGCAGAGATGTATGCAGACGGGTCTTTGAGGATTAGAACGGAAGATGCCAGCACTGCCATCACTTTTCACACGAACTCATCAGGAAGCGGCAATGAGCGTATGCGGATCGACAACGACGGGCGGGTTGGGATCGGAGGCATCTCACCTGGTTCTTATTGGACAAACGCTGATGATTTAGTCGTAAAAAGCGATGGGAATACTGGTATCTCTGTCGTATCTGGCACAACTAGCGTGGGTTATCTTATCTTTGCAGATGGTACTGGTGGCGGTGATAACACTCGTGGTGGTGTTGGGTATGATCATAGCACTAATGAGATGCTGTTCCGTGTGAATAATGATACAAAAATGCGCATCGACAGCAATGGGCAAATTGGTCTTTCTGGGAGTTCAACATCATTTGACACAACAGGCGCTGTAAACGGACTTCAACTCTATTATGAAACAGATAGTGGCTTGGCTACAATCGGATCGTATGGTGGTTCAACAGGTTCTACTGCTTTAACATTTCACACTAACTCAGGAACAAGCGCCTCTGAGGAACGTATGCGCATCGACAGCGCAGGTCGGGTTATGATTGCTGAAACCTCTAACTCAGGTTACTCAAGTAATGCGGATGACTTGATAGTTGGCGATAATGCAGCATCAACTGAACGTGGTATTTCGTTAGGATCAACAGTTGCAAGCACTATACGCTTTAACGATGGCGCAGATGCAGGTGTAATTGAATACGTCCATTCTGAAAATTCTATGCGATTTGGCACTAATGATGGCACAGTACGTATGCGCCTGACAAGCAGCGGTGATATGTTGGTGGGAACGTCCATTACAAGTTATGGCTCAAAGCTCACTGTTTTAAACAACGGTGGAAGCAGCTCTGCTATGCTTGGTTGTGCTAACACTGCTACGAGTGGAACAAGGCGGCAAATTGATTTCTTTGATGGTTCTGGCACCACTCGCAAGGGTTCAATTGAAACAGATGGTTCTAATACAAGTTTTAATGATTCTTCAGATTATAGACTAAAAGAAAATGTGTCATATTCTTGGGATGCAACTACACGCCTAAAACAACTAAAACCAGCACGATTTAACTTTATTTCAACCCCAAGCAAGACGATTGATGGATTTCTTGCACATGAAGTTTCAAGTGTAGTTGTAAACGCAGTTACTGGTGAAAAAGACGCGGTAGATGAAAACGGTAACATTGATCCGCAATTAATAGATCACAGCAAACTTGTGCCTCTTTTAGTTAAAACAATTCAAGAACTTGAGGCACGTATCACAGCTTTGGAAGGGGCATAAAAATGTCAATTGAATACACATGGACAATAGGTCAAACTGAATACGAAACTACAAGTGGTAGCAAAGGTATAAAAGTGCTACACTGGCGTTGCACTGC